AAGATGTCTTCAATGTCAGATAGCAATGCCATCGTGCCGGCTTTTTCTGGGATTTCTATGTCGCCGCCATTATTGATTTTCTTTGCATAAACTTTCGACCATTTGGCACCGTAATAGCCAAGTGTGAAACTGTCGTTATATGGGAAAATCCCTAAACCACTGCTAATACCAAATAGGGTGCGGTTATCGCATACAAAATATGCTATTGGCGAATATGTTAAAAGTTCCACCGACCAAGAGTAGTTATGGCCGACAGGTTCGCCGTATTTAACACAAATTGTTGCTATCCGTTCCCTGTGCAGTTCTTTGGCGTGTACACTTATTTCCAATGGTCCTGTCATAATGCCGCCGGACATTGGCATTTTCTTGTCTAATTCATTTTTTAGAGTTTTAGAAAAAGCCCCTTGCTTATCCCTTGTCCAACGAAAGAAATCGCAATTTGTATCTGTCATATTTATATCCTTAAAGTTGCCTTATTCGTACAAATCCAGTTGCACCAGTTCCTTTTAGAAAACTTGTTCCATTCCAACCAACATCGCCCCCTTTGCCGCGCGTTGTATCTTCCGGCCAGTTGTCATTTACACGACCATTAACAGTTCGGGTGGTGGCTGTTGATGAGCCTTGCCCTGGGGTACATGCGTTCGGATTGTTTATCAGTGTTTCCTGCAATGCAGAGCCAGAAACCGAGCATGTTCCAATTGTTCCAACCGTTCTGTTTGCGGCTGATGTTGATGTGGCGCGTATGCTTGCACCAGTACCGCCGCCGGCACTTGCTGTTAAGTTTGTAAAACCTGTGATTGTTGAGGCTGTGCCAGATGCCGCGGTTGTTGTTCCGCCTGAGGCACTGCTGAATGTATCCGATGAGCTGGTGCCATAAGTTCCAACCGTTATGCTGACTGTTGCGGCAGCGGCTAATACGGCAATTATTTGCAAAGTGCCACCAACCCCACCTTGGGCATAATGTTTTGTTCCCGTTACGGTGCTTCGTCTTCCAACACCGCCACCGCCGCCGCCAATAAGTGTGATTTCGTATGTGCCAGCAGATAATGAAAGCGACTTTGAGCCTGCTGTTGATGATTCATAAATCAATACAGGGTCGCCGGTATAGAATAGTCTGGCAACACCGTCTATGCCGATGTATCCCTTTTTGACCTTGTGTGCCACATTGCTAACACCGACATATATCTTGTTGATTTTCTTTGCCGCACTGCTAACACCAATTAAAGTGTTCTTTGCCATGTTCGTTCCTTATTCATATACCAGTAAAATTTGGCCGGTTGTTAATGAACTGCCAGCCCCTGGGTCAGTTGTTTGTGCTTTGATGTTGCGAACGGTGTATGCGCTTGTTGGACTGGCATTCGCAACCGTTATGGTGTCGCCAGTTTTATTGGCTTTGTTCCCCAGCGAAGTGTTTATTGTTGTCGCAAATGCTGTGTCATTTCCTATCGCGGTGGCCAGTTCTTGTAAGGTGTTTAATCCGTCTGGGGCAGAACCGACAAGATTATTGACCGCTGTTGTTATTGCGTTGGATACAACCGCAACCGCCGCCGTTACGAATGCCGTTGTTGCAATTTGGGTTGTGTTCGTGCCGGCCGCGGCCGTTGGTGCTTTCGGTGTGCCAGTAAAGGTGGGTGAGGCAATATTTGCTTTCTTTGCAATTTCGTTTGTAATAGTGGTTGCAAAGTTTTCATCATTGCCCAGCGCAGTTGCCAATTCTTGTAAAGTATTCAATGCATCTGGTGCCGCACCCATTAAGGCCTCTATTGCCGCCGCAACAGCTGTCGCCACAAATTCTGTCGTGGCAACTTGGGTTGATTCTGTTCCTTTGGTTGCTGTGGGGGCTGTTGGTGTGCCGGTAAAAGATGGCGATTCTAGATCTGCCTTTTCATCAAATTTCTGTTGGCCGGCAAAGGTCAAATTATCTAAATCTGTATTGGCCGCACCGTCTATGATTCCACGAAAGTATGTGACTATAACACTGTCCGCATTGCTAACACGCAATATCATGCGTACACCAAGTTCTTTAACTGTTCCCTCGCTATCCAGTGGTTTGTATGTTGCTGGATATTTACCAACGGCAAACAGGTCGCCAAACTCGTCATAAATACCAATTTCACGAACCCAAAAGCCACCAACATCAGCCTCTATTGTGGCCTCTGTCACAAGGTTGTTTTTGTTGGTTTTATCAACTTGAACCTTGGTCAATTCACAACGATATTGTTCGCTGTGTAATGATGTCATGTCTGCTGTTGGTTCTAGTGTGCTGTTGCCAAATGCCATGTGGGTAAGTGTCAAAGTTTCGCCAGTTGGCAAGGCGGCAAGTTTTTGCAAACCTGTGTTTGTAATAATGGAAAAAAATTCAGACATTTTATTGTTCCCTTGGATAGATTATTGTTTTTTCAAGATGTCCAAAGGCCAGACCAAACTTTGGCACACCGTTATCTGTTTCAAGTTCTGGACGGAAATATTCCAGTTTTGACCGCAGGTTTTTTGTTTGCATAATCGTGGATAAAATCAGTTCGGCATCCGTCATAGATAAACCGTCTTCACGAAATATTGCATATACGCGAAAGTTGTAAGGGTTGCCGGCGTATTCAAACCATTCTTCAATCTTGATGTCTGCAAATACAAATGCCGCCAACGCGCGTTTTAATGCTCCAAGTGTTCCCTTGTTTTTATGCACTTGAACACTTTCCCTGATAACATTTCTTTTGGTGCTGTCGTTCCAATTGTTATCCCAGACATCTACTGACATTGCCCACGCAAGCCATGGAATAATGTCGGAGGGGCATTTATCAGGGTGTGCGAGCCAGCGCAACACATCTGTATTTAATAAAGAAAACCGTCTTGATATGACGGCATCTAGGTCTTTTAACAGTGCTGTTGCGTTGGGCGGTAAAAGTTTATTTTCAACTGTCATCTGCAATCACAAATTCTAGATTTATCTCGGTACATAATGGTGCTTGTGCCTTGGTCGTTGCGATATCTTGTGCCGGCGATTCCAATACGACTTTTTGTACCCCCTCGGTATGCAGGGAATAGAATATGCCAGAACGCGCAACATAGTTTCCAATCGTGCTATGCTTGGCTATGTATGTATCAAGTGCTGTTCGGCAATCTTGTTCCGTTACGGTCATACTGGGGGAAAAATATACATAGACCTTGGCTTTGATTTTGTATTCAATCAGTTGTGCGCTTTGTACCATCACATGGTCTGTTAATGGTCGTTTGTCTTCTGCACTAATATAGTTTTTTACTGTATTCAACAAATCTTCATCTGCTGTGCCGTTGCCGTCCGATGATAAAATGCTTATTAACACCTTGCCATCTGATGGGCTTTGCACACTGGCAGATTTTACCCTTGGGTCTGCGGTTAGGGTGTGAAACAAATATGCCTTTTCCGAGCCGGCGGTTGTAATACCCTCCAATGATAACTGCATGCGATATCGCAATCTTTCATCTGTTTCATCGGGTTGTCTGGTTATGCCATAGAACAGCGCAAGGTTTTCCAAATCACTTTCTGTTGCGTATGCCGGCATACAACCTTTGGCAGATTCATTGATTTTTTGCCGTACCAGCAATTCACGATACGCGGCGCATTCCAACATAATAATTGCTGGGTCGCTTTCCAATAATGCGTCATATTCTGGTTTCCTGTTGCGAAAGTCGGCTAAACTCTCTTGGAATATCTGCTCAAAGGACAGTGTTTCAATAGCCTTGGGTGGTGTCAATTGCGACATATCTACATGGTTCGGGGTTATCAAATTCGCAATGTTTTCTTGTGTGGCTGTTGTCATTTTATCAAAATCCCCCCAATTTGTACTTGTTCATTTGTGGGTATGTATTTCCCATCAAGACTTAAAATCAGTTGTCCGTTTGTCGCAGATATAACAGATACATTGCTTACTTCGAACCTTGGCTCAAAGTTGAATAATGCCTCAACAACATCTGCATAGATTTCTGCGATTAAAGCCCCAGTTATGGGTTGGTCTATTCTTTGGAATAATCTACTGCCATAATCGCGCCGCATAACTCGTGAACCAATAGGGGTGGATAAAATATCCCGTATGCTTTGTTTCAAGTGTTCTATGTCGCTGATGGGTTGTCCTGTTAAGACATTCATTCCTTGCATATCTAACTCGGTTTTTGTGTGGTTGCTGTTTGTGGTGTTGCACCTTGTCCAGCACCAACATATTGAACATTGTGCGTGTGTGCAGACAGTTTTATGCCTTTGCCGTCTATTTCGCCTGTTGCGGTAATATCGCCGCCGGCAGTAAATGAACCGCTGGTTTGGATGTTCCCTGTTTGGTCTATGTCGGTGTTGAATATGATTTTCTTGCTGTCCGTACTGGGGGCAGGATTGGCAGACTGATATAATGCCGGTAATATCACACCCATGCTGGTGTTGCCGTTGGGGGATAATACAAGCACTTGTTCGCCTTGCTTAATGGGTATCCATGTGTCTGTGCTTGGAATTAACCAAGGCAAATATGCGGTTTTTATCTTGCCAATTTGAACCTGTGCTTTGGCTTGGTTGTAATCAACAGCCACAACTTTACCAACGCGAATAATGTTGTTTAATCGCCTGTACAGGTCGCTTATTTTATATGAGTTTTCAATCGTCATTGTTGTGCGTTTGTGTCATATAGGTTAATGTGTATCCCAAGCGAATTGCCCCATAGGTCTTGTTGCCATCAATAGAAAAATCTGTTTCTGTGGCCTTGAACCGCAAAACCGCATTTTTTCGGTTGGGTATATCCCAGCCATCAAGCAGGGTTTCAATTTGTTCGGCTATGGTGTCCAGTTTTTCATCTAAATCGTCTTTGCCGGTATCAACACCCTCAACCATGATTTCCAGTTCGCGTGTTAAATCCCCATGACCGTCAGTATCCCATCGTTCTTCTTTGATAGTTTCGTTGCCGGTATAAACAAGCAAAGCAGGTAAATCTTGGTCAAATAGTGGCTTTGTTCGTGATGTATAAACATTTGCAAAGTTTTCTTTGAGCCTTTGCGCAACCGCATTTCTTATATCAATTCGTGGATGTGTCATATTCGTGCAAGATGAGTTTCCTAGACCCAGGGATATGGTGTTCTATATCTATGATTTGGTATTTGATTTCCCAAATTTCTACATAGTCGCCAGCCCTGGGTTCTGGGTATGAACTGGGGAAATCAACCAATCTAACAAACAGAACTATTTTTGCAGATGAAATATCCGCGCCTGCGTTTTTAAGGTTGATTTCCATATAGCTCTTATGAAAGTCGCCAGTGATTGCAAATGCCTGATATTCGGTGTTCTTTGGGCGGTATAAAACTGGCCGCCCAAATATATTCATCGCAGGTCTATTTACAAAATCGTCAAAGTTGAACATTTTAAGAGCCTGTTTTGGTTAATGTGATTTGGCATGCGTGTTGCCAATAGCCATAGCCAACATTGCGCCAGCTATCCACACCGTATTGATGTGCGTCATGGTCAAATTCATATTCCGAACCCTCGGCTTTTGCTTTGACTTTGACGGCTTCTTCTTCCTGACGAATAAATGCTTTCACATCACCGTCAATACGGAATACATAGAACTTGTTTCCTGTCAATCGTGGGTTTGCGGCAACCGCAATATCCAAGTCGGCCAATACCTTTACAGGGTTGGTCGCGCCGCCAACGGACAGTGGAACGGCCAGCGCAGATTTGGCAACGAACCAATAATTGACTGGCACCATAACCAAGAACCGAGTTGCATTTTCATTCATGGGTTCGCCTTGGTTATCTTTGAACCCGATGATTTGCTGAATACCGTTCAAAATGGCTTCGCGCAGGGCGGCCTCGGTCGGTCCATCAACAGTGCCAACTTCGCCATTGATTGCCGCTTTTGCTAAATCAAATGTGATTTTGTTTGACTGTTCGCCGGACTTTTCTTCTTTGTGGTTGGTCGCAAAGAATGGTTTGCCGTCATAGCACAGATTGGTTTCGCCTTTCTTAATCAACATAGACAGCAATAATGCCCAGTGTGATTTTGTGCGTGTGGCCAGTTCCCCAATACGCACTTTGACTTGTCCTGTTTTGTCGCGGCGCAAATGCTTTACAGGAATATCAATAGTGGCCTCAAAGTGCTTGTTTTCAATGCTAATGCCATTTGATGTAAAGCCTTTTGCATGGCGACCGCCAATCCATTCGCGCATAACAGGACTTTGTCCAATCCACGCATATTCTTCGGTATCCTGATCTGATGTAAAATAATTGGAAATGGCAGAAATCCATTCCATGCCATCATCTGCGTTCAGTCGTTTGTAAAATTCGCCGATAATCGCGCGGCTAGATAATTTGTTCAAAGACATTTTTTACTCCTGTGATTCTGTGGTGGTTGTTTGTGTTGCGGCGGTTTCTTCTGATGTCAGAAAATCAAATGCAACAATTCCATAGTCAGACCGTTCAAAACGAACCAATTTCCCAACATAGGAATTGCCGGTATCGGTTAAGGTAAATGTGTTATCATCTGTTGCATAAACCCTTGCACCAACATCCGATAAAGCAATACCGCTGATAAACAGCGATATCTTGCCTGCGGCTTTGACATCTACATTTTTGTCGCCTTTTGCGCCGTTGGAGTTGTCGGTATGTTCTTTGGCAAATCCAACTGCGTTATCGCCTGCTTGTAATGGGCGAGCATAGCCATCGGTTGTACGACCAACCAGCGCACCCTCATAAATCTTTGTGTTTTCTTCTATTGGCAGGCTGTTGGTGTCGTGTGGTATTTCATAAATACGGTTTGTATCTGTGTTTAAGCTCATGGTTTATTCTCCTTTGTTTAATACTTTGATTTGGCCGTTTTCCTGTGCCAGATAGAACGCAAAAAAAGCGGCTTTATCGCCGCCAAATTCTTTGCGAACATCCGCGTTGGTGTTCCATTCGTGTTCTGCGCGTTCATCGGGTGTTGCGCCAATTGGTGCGCTTGCTTTTGGACGGCTGGGGTCAATAGATGGCAATGTGGAATCTGCGGCTTTCAGAGATGCGATATATTCGCTT